CTGGCTCTGGCTCTGGCTCTGGCTCTGGCTCTGGCTCTGGCTCTGGCTCTGGCTCTGGCTCTGGCGGACGTATAACTCCTTTTCAGTTAAAAACTCTACAAACAAATATCAGTTCCTTCATCGTCTTCTTACAGAACAGTGGGACGGTGGACGCAATTATCACGCAACGTGTTAACGTTCTGAAATTCCTTCTGGGTCAAGTGACCGACCTTATTACAAAAGTAGAAATTGGCAAAATAAAGGAAACGGAAATTCCGATATTTTATAATGACTATGTGAAGTTCTTGCCATATGTGAATACAGATGACCCTACAACAAATATGAATAATTCCCTGCCCCACCTCTTGGACTCCACAGGCGCCTCCTCTGCGCTTTCCAATCTCTTCCCCTATTACTTCGGTGGAGACCTCAGTGGAGCACAACTCGCCCGCGAGCTACTCGACAAATACGCCAAAAACCTGTTCACAGATGTCGGCTACGATCTAAACATTAAATTAAACAAGAAGAGCGATTCCGAACGGAAAGTGGCCGAAGAGGTGGCGCGCGCTCTCGCGAACGGAACTCTCGGAAAGGGGGCCAATGTATTATTTGACGAAGAGGATAACGGGGGCTCACATGGAAAAGCGCCCTCTTCCGTGAGCGGAATGTTTAATAATATCATACAGACTCTTACAGGTATCAAGACATCTTCTGCGAACGCGGGATCGTCGTTAGTTAGCAAGTCCCCCACAAGTTCTGCGCCGCCCGGACATTTTGACTGGAAGTTCAAGGCCTCCGAAATCTGCGAACAGATCACGAAACGGGGACTCAATGCGTACGATTATGGGTGCTTGAATAACCCGGATGATGTCAGTGATAATTTCTCGTATAGAGGTTATACCAAAATGATCTGTAATCGTCTCGGGACGAATTACGACCCGGGCATACCTACCCTCTGCGGTTGCCCTCCGCCCACGTGGGCCGGTTGGAGACCTTGAACTCATCTGGATATAAATTCACGCGAAGATGTAGAGACAACGCGATGCGTTCCGTAAAATTTCTGAAAAGTTCACCCACCATATTAATCGTACTCGGAATAGCCATTGGCCTTCTTCTAGGCTATGTGTTCGTGCCCTATATGCCCGAGGGATTTCAGGCGAAGGCCTCCAATACTACCTGTATCTCCTGTGGGGCTCTCAGTTGTCCCCCGAACGCCGATATGAGTAAGTACGTACTGAAGAGTTCCATTCCTCCTCCTCCGACATGTCCGGAAATGACAAATTACATGCTAAAGACGGAGTGCCCTCCCACCCCCGACCTCTCTCAATACGTTCTCAAGAGTTCTATACCCACTCCTGATCCTGTGATTATTGACAACTCCGCCTGCAAGAAGGATTGTGGAGAGTGTCCGGCGTGCCCTCGCCCTCGTTGCCCGGAAGTAAAATGCCCGCCGCCCACCGTGTGTCCGGCATGCCCTCCTTGCGAGCGCCAGAAGTGCCCTCAGCCGGTGGTGAAGTGTAAGGCCGAGGAGTCTCCCTCAACACCCGTGCGTCCCTTCCTGGCCCCGCTGAATTTCGGGGAATTCGGGAAGTAACGTCCGCCCAGTTCTGAATTCAAGCACCCATAGGTGCTTAATTTCGGCACAGCCCACTAAAAACCTGTCGTCCAATTAAGGTATTTTCCCCAAAATGGATACGAAATTCTGGGGACCCTCCGGATGGAAATTACTACACCTCATCACGTTCGCAGATCATCAGAACAAGGGTGACATTGAGTGCTTCTTTGCAACACTCCCCTACGTCCTCCCTTGTAAATTCTGCCGAAAGAGTCTGAGCGAGTACATGAGAGAAATTCCCCTAGACGCGGCACTCGAATCGGATGAACCCTACGCAATTGCGAAGTGGCTCTGGAAAATTCATAATTGCGTGAATTCCAAATTGCGCGAACAGAAATTGCTGACGGAGGCCGACCCGCCGTTTTCCACTGTGAAGAAGATCTACGCGACGAAATTCGCTGCCGGCTGTACGAAGACAGTCTTTGAGGGCTGGGAATTCCTTTTTTCCGTTGTGGAGAATCACCCATACTCAAAACAGTCTATGGGAGGAATCCCTATCAAAGATGCGCCCGAACATATTGATCCTAGCGACCATCTCGAGCTGAATCGGTGGAACATGCTGCCGAAGGAGATTCGGATGAAGTACGTGGAACAATTCTGGACCTGCCTACCGAAAGTCATTCCTTATCCGGAATGGAAGTCCGTGTGGAGTGATTGCGAGACCGACTGGTCGTCCCGTGAAAGTTCCATGCGAACCCTGTGGAAAATTCGCTGCGCGATGGAGTCGTCTCTGCAGCTCCTGAATAAGACGAACTACCACTCTCTCTGTAAGGAACTCCGCACACATAGGAGCGGCTGTGCGAAATCTGTCAAGGCGAGAACGTGTAGACGGAAACGCACGACGAAGTAAAATTTGAATGCGCCCATTCGTTCCTTCGAGAAACGAATGCGCTCAATGAATACACTATTCCCCAAGCTCGGAAAGGCGCTCCCAGTGGACCCCTATCCCTCCTTAACGGAATTCATGGACGAGTCTAAAAAAGTGGTGACGACGTGCACACACTGTGGTACGGACCAGGGCGACATGGAAACGGATGATTTTACGATCTGTCGAAAGTGCGGAGAGGTGCAGGAACGTCTGATTGACTCGGGGGCGGAATACCGTTTCTTCGGATCAGACGATCGCGGCTCCGCCGATCCCTGTCGCGTCGGTGCGCCGACGGATAGCCGTTTCCCCACCTCCACTCTGGGAACAATGATCCTATCCCATGCGCAAGGAGGGAATTCGTCCAGCCGTATTGCAATGGCCAGAATCCGGCGCTACCATACCTGGAATCTGCTGCCGTACAAGGAACGATCGCTCCTCCAGGTGTTCGAACAGATCGCCCTTACGGCCACGAACAACGGCTTCGATCAGAGGACGATGGACTACGCGAAGGACCTCTACGTGAAACTGGTAGAACACTGTGATCGTCGTGGAATGTCTCGTACGTCCGTCGTGGCAAGCTGCCTCTACTCCGCTCTAAAGAAGGTAGATCAGCCGAGAAAGCCGAAAGAGGTCGCTGACATGTTCCATCTGAGCATCGCACAATTCACAAAGTCCCTCAAATATTTCCAAGAGATGTTATGTATGGCGAATCAGAGGGGGCTGATCTCCTCTACGGCAGCACCCGCAGCTTATCCGAGCACTCGCGCATCGAATTACATCTCGAAACCTCTGAGTCGTCTACCGATTTCCCGCAGGAAGTTCCTCGTCCTAGAGGAGGTGGCGACCCGTCTCGCCAACGATATTGAGGCGATTGACCTCTGTCCCGAAAACATGCCCCCATCTCTTGCCGCAGGTGTAGTGGCACTCGTTATACAGAAGGCCGGCATTACGGACATACCTGCAGAACGCATTGCCACCGTCTGTGGAGTCAGTGAAGGCACCCTACAGAAATGCATGAAAAAGCTGGAGTCAGCACTTCAAAGCGGTCAGATCAAGATTGACCCTATTACAAATACGGACGACTGAGCGAAAATAAATACGGATATATCAGAATGGGTATCCTTTTTTCACTTTTTGTATCATCTCGTTCGGCACCCAGAACCACAGATACGAATGAAATATTGAATTATATCTTATCGGGCTTAATGGAAAATGTCGATATCGACGATTTGAAGGACCTCGCAGATCCCAAGAAATGTTCAAAATATGTGATATTCGGGGCAGAAGCGATTGATAAACTCTTCCAAAAAATGGATTTGCAGGCGACCACATCGAATGAGGAGACGATTTATTTTGAGAAGCTGTCAAAGTTGGAGGGAAAGCTAAAGAGCGCCCAACATCGGGAAAATTGTAAAGAAATCGCGAAATTTTTCAGTGAAATAATGCAACTATTTTCGCTCGTCGTTCTGGGCACGTATAATACGAAGATCCCTGTGGACGACATACGGGCTGCACTAAGAGGTGGTGGTAATGGTGATCAAGTCGATACAATCGGTGGGAAACCATACAATAAGACCGATCTGCTCGGTAAAATCATCTTTAAATATTTTGAAACACGGTCTGACGATACGACCTCACTTTATCTAAAAGATACAACGAGCATTCTGCGAATCCGCCCAGAAGTTGGTGACGATGGAAAGGTCATCCAACCAGTGCCAATAGAATATCACAGCGTAAATGCGACCATGAGCCTAGAGGGATTGAACCTCACGGTCACCGGCTTCCAGGCTGATAAACTCGCTTTTGAAGATGTTACCGTGACGCTCCCTTTAACGCAATCGAAAGATGGGATCACATGTAGTCTACCATCAAGGCCGGCGGAGAAGTTCTATCGCTGTCTATCCTACACATTCGTAAAGACAATATATGACGCCCTGCCGGCAGAACAGGTATCTACATTCAACTATTTAGTAAAATGGGGATTGATACCAAAAGCGATAGGGTCGGGCTTTACAGGATTAAAGGGATCGTCCGATTTATTTGTGGATGGTCTGAGTATACTTTCGGACAAGATCACGGTATTTTCGAAAGGGACTAACTACTTATGCGAACTTTCTATAAAGAAATCGGGGGACGTCTCCACCGGGTTTGACTACAATATAGAACTGAGCAATATAGGGCGAAGCGGGGCGCGATCTTATTCTATGAGAAGAGCGAAATTCTCCGCCACGACGGGGAATTCAGCCCCGACATACGAGGGGAGAAGTATGACGGATTTCATAACGGCGAATTTCCACTTAGCTATAAATGCCATCGACTCTAATCAAAATAATATAAGTGTTTCACAGTCGCGGCCTACGATTACACCGAATGTGCAGAAGCTACAGAAACTGATGATTGACCGAAACACTGTACCGATGTGTAGTGCCTATGCGAAACTTCTAATGGATACGTTGCGGTCAAATGATACAACGGTTCTATGCAGGCGCGACTTCCGTAGAAGGCTCGGCGTTCCTCTAAATGAAGAGCGCATGAGTCAGTCAAAGTCCATGTCTAAGGTTTGGAGACTATTCTTAGAAACGGGGGACGAAAACGCCAGGAAACTTTCGGGAGATCCGACGTGGAGGCAATTCAAAAAGTACATGTATGATCTGGAGGACCTGGCGAAGGAACCTGTATGCAGGACTAGTACGGTCAATCCAGCCGCGGAAGGTGATGTTCGTGGCATTATTGATGATCTTATAAGGAGCCAGTATGAATTTAATGCGGAGGTGTTTGAGGAAATTGTGTGGCGCATCTTCGACGAAGATAGTGCAAAAAGAAAGGAGGGATTCAAATTCAATCCCGATGTTTTTGAGGGGGGTCGGCGATATTTGAACGAATTGCGAAAAAACGCGGCAGATCTGTTCGCGTCCAATTTCATTGACTGTGAAAAAATGTACTATGAGGGAGCAAATCTAATATTAGGGAACACGGCGTAAGACCGATAAAAATTGACGGCCCGTTTCCTTCATTTCATATTATAGAGATGAAGGAAAAGTGCGCATTTCACTCGTGTACTAAGCGCATCTCTTTACTGCTGACGCCCGACTGCAAGTGTAAGTTGAAGTTCTGTGGGCTTCATCGCGGGTATCTCAGCCACGAATGCACGTTTGACTATCGGTTGGATCAGCAGAAGAATCTATTGATGACAATGAGTACGCCTATTGTGGGGAAGAAGGTTGAGTCGTTCTAACGTAACGGCATGTGCCAAAGTTAGGTACACCCCAAGGGTGTACCTAACTTAGCCTACATGCCTACAGTAGTGATGTAGGCAT